GCAATTGCTCCAGGCGGCAAAGCACCTGTTCTTCGTTTGGCTAACGTGACCGCCAGCGGTTTCAGAATTATCGCGTATCCAACGGATTTGGGTAACTGGTCAGCCAGTGGAAACCTCGATCTCGTTTGGCGTGCGTCTGTATAAGCAGGATATTAGATATGGCTCTCACTAAAGCTACCTACTCCATGATCGAAGGCGCTCCGGTCAATGTGCAGGATTACGGCGCGGTTAACGACGGAGTAACCGACGCATTTGCAGCATTTACCGCTGCTGCTGCTGCCGCTGTCACTAACGGCGTGCCTATGCTTATTCCCGCAGGGTCTTACGCTACCAGCAGTGCCCTATCTTTTGCCGCGATAGACATCGTTTGCGACGGCACCGTCACTATAACCTACACAGGCGCGGCGCACATTAACCGCGTCTTGTCCATGAGCCTCGCGGGCCTCCCTGCGTCTATCTCTGGCAAATTGGTTGTGAACGGCAATAACAAAGCCAACATCGCTGTTTTCGTTATCAACGACAACGCAACACGCGTTTCGCTATCGCTTGGCGATGTCGAAGGCCGCAGTTGCCGCATGGTATCTGGCAGCGCATTTAACGCTGGCTCTGCTGGCGTCATTGTGCGCGGTAATTTTACGACGGTATCTTTTGACAGGCTTTGGGCCAAAGACATTGGCCGCGCCGCTGGCACTGGCTCTGCGGGCAACTTCGGCACAAACGGCGTTATCATAGACCGCGATGGATCGGGCCGAGCAGCGTTGATTGTCAACGGCCCGGTCGCTGGTGCTGAAAACATCACCTGCGATGATACGCCTGGGTCTGCCGGTGCTATAGATGTCGACGGAGTTGCCGTATTCCAGAACGACGAAAACGGCGCTGCTTGCCAGATCGGATTTATATCGTCAGTTGATGCAGAAGGTCGTGGATTCAAAGCGCAGACCTATCGTTCGACGCACATCAATGAAATTTCAATTGTGCGGTCTGTCTCCGGGACAACTGGCGGCAACGCAGATGTGAACCTTCAGTTTGCAGAGGGTGTCATTGATAGCTGCGAGATCATCTATTCAGGCAACGCAGACACGGTACACGGTCAAGGAACAACGTGCGTTTCCTATTACACTGACGCCAGCCGCGTAAATGGCTATGGCGTCAATCCTATCCGCAATCTGACTGTGCGCGATACCTGCACGACCGGCACTGCGACCATTAATTATATCACTGAACTGACGTTTGCCGTTGCAAATACGACTAACAAGTTTGCGGCTGTTGAAAATGTCATCATGCTTGGCCGACCTGCAAAGGCATTGTGCTATATCGGCCCTAACGGCGCGACTGGCTACGGTCGCTTCGTGCTTAAAATTGACGGCTTCGTCGGTGAGTTGACCGATGGCCTGATCGCAAACCTTGCTGCTTGCCCTGATTTGTTCGCTGGCGTTTCTCGCGTCTGGAACACTGGTTCGACTGTTCCGGCTATTTACCGCACAGACGCAGTGGCTCTTGGCAATGTTTTTGGCCGGATTATCGACAATGGCGGCAATATCGGAATTTTGCGGTATCGCGGCACGGGCGGATTGCCGGGGCTTGTCGATGATGGCGTGAACGGATTTACATCATCTTCTATAGCTGCTGGCTTGTCTCCGTTGATCTCAGGCGATTTTGCGCAGAACGTCACAACGCAAACCGATAAATTTGGTGTTTCACCGGGCAGAGGCTTGTTGATCATGGGATCGCCTGATTATGGGCCACCAGGCATATATACGACCACTGCTAACACGATCACGACAGTGCAAGCCGCTTCAGGTCTTACCGTTGGTTCTAGCGGAACCGATCCTGGCGGCGCTGATTTTAACGCTTGGAAGACGGATAGTGGAACGCGACTTAGCATTAAAAATGCCAATGCTACGACCCGTCCATTTTTTGTTTTAGCCATAGGCTAATCAACATTGCCAGAATGAAATAAAATTAGGTGATTGCCGTGACTGAATCGAGTGTTTTGACTGTCAAAATAGATATGTTGCACAGTGACGTGGTTGATATGAAAACAGCACTGAACGAATTATCGAAGGCAATCACCAAGCTGGCGCTCGTTGAAGAACGTCAGGCACAGACTGCCGACGCGATGGAGCGTGCATTCAAAGCTATCGGCAAGGTCGAAGATCGGCTTTCCGCATTGGAATTGACAGCGCCTAAGACGAAAGAAACCAGTGCTTGGGTTGATCGCTTCATCCTCGCTGCCGTTATGTGCGTCATGGGCTTCGCTGGGACACGATTGGGCTTGCTATGAGCATCACACTAGGCAGCAGATCACTTATGCGCCTGGAGGGCGTCCACGCTGATCTGGTGCGCGTTGTAAAGCGTGCGGCTGCAATGTCGGATCTCGACTTCACCGTATTAGAAGGTCTGCGCACGGAAGCCCGTCAACGCCAGCTAATGAAGCAAGGCGCAACCAAGACGCTCAATTCTCGACACCTAACTGGACACGCTGTCGATCTGGCTCCCATGCTCGATGGCAAAGTATCTTGGGACTGGCCCTTGTACCATCGGCTTGCCAAGATTGTGAAGGCTGCTGCTGCGGCTGAAAACGTCCCTCTGACCTGGGGCGGTGATTGGAGAACTTTCAAAGATGGTCCACATTGGGAACTTCCTTGGAAGCAATACCCGAAAGGAAAATGACATGCTTAAAGGATACCGCACTTATGTCATGGCTGGCCTTGGCATCTTGTCGGCAGTGGCAAGCTATCTGGTAGGCGATGTAGACGCTATGACGGCGGCAAATGCTGCATTCACCGCCGCCGCTGTTGCTTTCCTGCGATCTAGCGTTCCTCAACACCCTACGTAAAGCAATCGCATCCCCGCATTGTGGTTATAAATATGGGCGGCGCTGCTTAGGTGGCGCTGCTTTCTTCTTCCTAAGCGAAGTTCTCCCAGAGGAATTGCCGCAGGGTCATGTCTCGCTCCTCATTTTGGCCACCTGCTCGTCCACCTCTGCGTCCGTCAGATAGCGATTGAAGTATCGAGCCTTGCGAACCTCCACATGCGGCGTCGTGTCCTCTTTCAGAAGGTCATCGACATGGAACCTGATCTCCTCGCCAAGCTCGCTAATCACGAACCGGAGAATGTCTCGGTGGCTATGGTCGGTAAAAATCACTGCGTCATCGCTGCTGGTGTTCACCCACTCCCAACTCGGAGGGACTATAATAGGCTCTTTCTTAATCTCACTCATTTCCCGAAGCCCTCTTCCCAAAGCTCAATGGCGCGAAGGCCGATCCATTCTTGGCCTATATCATCCGTGGTTTGCACCCATTCTGCGATTGCCTGTTTCGCACAAAGCACTTTGCGATCCACTGGTGGTTTCTCGTGTTTCTGGATCATGTCGCAGAGAGCGGTGAAGGTGCTACCGTTACGGTAAAGGGGAAGCAGACTTTCGGGAGTGCAGATGTCCAAGCTAAATCCGCTCCGCTTCACAGCTTCGATCAGAACCCAATCGTCGGGTGGTGTTTCTGTGGTCATGGTTGCTTCTCCAGTGCTGCTTGGTGGATGGCTTGGTCTATACCTTCAAGATAACGTAGGGCGCGTGCGTATTTGGCAAGTCTTTCGTGGTCCTTGCTGGTCAAAGGCAGTGGCAAGCGGGCAATGTTCATGTTATCGCGCAAATCGGCCATTTTTACTGCCTTAGCCAATGACGAACAATTCACCCGCTCAATAAAATCTTGGTAATTCTCACCATCTCTTTTGGTGAGTGCGTCAAGTGCCGAAACAATATGCGATGGGAACCCTGCGTTTTGTAAGGCGGATATCGTCCACGCACTATCTTCAACAACGTCATGCAGAACTGCGACAATTTTTTCATCGTCGCTTCGCATTTGTTCCATGACTCGCAGCGGGTGCAAAATGTATGGACGCCCTGCTTTATCGACCTGTCCCTTGTGCGCTTCAGCAGCGATTGCGATGGCCGCCTCGATCAGTTCTTCATCAGTCATGGTTTCTTCTCCAGTGCTTCTTCAATAATCCGCAAGACGTAAGATGATCCGCCATAGGTATTGTTGTGTTCGCGGATTTTTATCAGCGCGGCGGTGAGGGCTTCGATGCGGTCGGATGCTTGGCGCAATCTTTCGCCCATAGGCAGATGAGCGCGACAGGAGTGCCTACCCATCTCGCTTAGTTCTTCAATCAGTTCTTCATCGGTCATGGTTTCTTCTCCAGTGCTTTCAGGGCCGCAACAATCGCTTGGCCGCACTCATCTTGAGCATATGCGTCTGTTACCGCTTCCGCCGCTTCGCGTATCTCTTGAAAGACCTGCGCACGGATGAGGGGTTCGGCTGCGGCTATGGTAAGGACGGCCAAGTCGTAAACGTCATCGTCAAAACCCAATTCAAGGTTCTGATTGGCCCTTTGCTCCTCGCGCATTGCCTTCATAGCCGCTTCGATCATCTGTTCGGTCATGCCACCACCCCATAATCAGAAGGCCGCGCTGGAATGTCATCCGGCGTTGCAAAGCCAAACATAGGCAGGAAGAAAAACGCACGGCCATCACGCTTGAATATTTCAGCGCCTTGTATTTCCCATGCGGCAGCCCCTGCGGCATCCCTTGCGGCAGCCCCTGCGGCATCCCTTGCGGCAGCCCTTGCGGCAGCCCATGTGGCATCCCATGCGGCAGCCCATGTGGCATCCCTTGCGGCAGCCCCTGCGGCATCCCTTGCGGCAATTACTTTTAACCAATCACTATTCGTCATGCTGTCCGTGTGCCACCAGAAATCCAGCAACTTGCTCCACTGATCTCCAATGACCTTGCTAGGGTCAGTGAGGACAATAGCCGGTGCGCCGTCGAGGTTATCATTAGTGTTACGTAACAAGATGGCGTGAGCGCGACTGATGTTTAGGAGCCTTGCGGTTTCATTATCGGCTTCGAACTGTTGGGCGCTGTTTAGCCTATCGGCAGGCCATCCTCCGACAACATGGAGGACTTGGCCTTGCGCACACATGCAGCTAAGGTTGCCCTCCTCAAAACTTTTCATGTCTATTAGCAAACCCTTGTAGGGCTTACCTTCATCGCTGTTCCAGCGAGCGATCAATTCCTTTAATTTAGTCATGGTTGCTTCTCCTTCAAATGCGGATCGTAAGTCCACAGCCACGGTCGGCCTGCCTCTTTCCACCCGCCTTCTTGTGGCGCCTCAGTCTCTACGTCTATAAGGTCGGCATCACTGGCGAATAGATTGTCCAGTGCCTCCCTCCGCTTGATAGCGGCGCAGGTGCAGCTACCAGCATAAGCGCCGGTCGCGTCTTCGCATTCGGGATGGTGTGTGGTCATGGTTGCTTCTCCATTGATCGCCGCATCAATTCAGCCCTGGCGCTATTGGCGCGGTTTATGCTCAAATAATTGTCCCACGCTGGATTGAGGGTTTGCAGCCAGCGTCTGTGTTGGTGGCAATATCGCCAAAGCTGACGCAAGGTGGCTCTCTTTGCTTCACCCTGCTGCATGGGTGGCCAAATGTGAACATGGCGAAACTGCCACGCGCTAATAGCTTTCCCCTGATTCATGTCGGCTGGCTTTCATTCAACAAGCCACGCAATTGGCATTCCCGACGAAGATGCACTGGTGACACAGCCCAAAGCCCCGCAGAATCGCCCCAGAGACGGCACAGGGCGCGTAAAACGTTATCGCTGTCTCTGACTGCCTGTTGACGCCGATCATGCTCCAGAAGGGCTTCAGCGGCGTTTTTAAGAATATCTATCTCAGCCATTGCTTTTCTCCTGCACGGCCCGTTCAAGCATCATGTGGATCTGGGCGCTCACTGAACGCATATCCGCCTTCGCCATCTCGGTAATTTTAGCGCGAAGATCGCTGGACATTCTGACGGTGACATATTCTTTTTTCATGATTAATCCTTAAAAATTCCAAGGCGTAGCGCCCAATGATTGCGCGACTTTACGGGCTTCGCGTTTACCCAAGACTTCATAGCTTTCGAGATATGTGCGCTGACCATTGACGATCCGCGTTATATCGAGCGTGTCCGCACCAGATTTGCGGCCTTTGGTGAATTCAGCAGCAAGCATTATTCGCCTCCCTTGAAAAGTTCGTCATAAACGACAATCGACATGCAGAGGATGATTCCCAGCAGGATAAAAGCTTCTATCGGCATTTGTGTTCTCCTTGTTTCTATGTGAGCAGAATAATCACACATCCACACATGGTCAAGAGAAAAGTTCGCACAAAGTAATTAGCTTATATTGTCGGCAATCGTTCGCTGAGATTTGTCCGACCAGCGCACGCCATGTTTCGCGCCATATGCGAACAGAAGCTCGATCAGCCCAGTGAACTGCGACTTCGACAGCGTGCTGGATCGCTGGCCCACTGGAAACATTCCAGCGCCTTCCAGTTCCGGCAAAAAGCGCATTTCCTGGCCCAATGCGTGCAGGAAGCGCAATTTCATATCATCGGCTGAGAATGTGGCTGTCTCTGGAACCTGCGCCTGTATATCCGCGATCAAGGGCCACATAAGGCGATTCTGTTCTTGCGTGCGGGTTTCTTCGCCTATCGCCATAACATAGCCTTGTGGGGCCTGATAGATAAGGCTGGCGGCTCGATCTCGGTGCGCCTTCGATACCAGCTTGATCGTGTGCTTATCCATCACGCGCCCTTTCCAATTCACTCCGCTTCGGGCTGGCTTTCACAAATGCCCGTGCAAGTTCCTTCATGTCGATGCCGTGCTTTGCCTCGAAAGACTGCTCACCGATCCTATGCTGTTCGGAATGGCAATCGCGGCAAAGGCTGATTGTCCACATATCGCCAGGCTTTAACCCCATCCCCCCGTTCGTTCCCGTTCTGACGTGAGCAACCTCGATATGATCATAGGTCTGACATACACAGCAGGCGTGGGAGCGAACGAACTTGCAATGCGCTGGCGATACGAACCGCTTGGGACGCTTTGCAGCTTGTGGGCGACGGGGCGGCAGCATCTTAAAGACCCAGTGCGTCTTTATAGGTTTCGAGAACGGCTTCCCATTCCTGGCGAACATGGGTTTCCATTCGGCGTAGCTTTACGATCTGGCGCATAACCTTCACGTCAAAGCCGCTTGATTTGGCTTCGGAATAAACTTCCTTAATGTCTTCCGATATGCCGCGCTTGGTTTCTTCAAGCATTTCGATCCGCTCCAGATACAGGCGGAGTTGGTCTGCTGCTACGTTCATTAGAAAATCTCCCGTTCAAAGCGCATGTCTGCAGATGCAAAAGGCACATCGTCCAGATCATCGGCATATCCTGCGGTAGTTGGTTGTTGTGGTTGGCTGTCACTGCCTGCACCTGATCGGCTTTGCGGATCAACAGTCTGCGCATTGATTTGCAGGTAAGTCTTGCCGTTATGCTCACGGGTGGACAATTCACCGATCACGGTGATCTTGGTTCCCTTTAGAACCATCTCTGCCAGCTTGGGGCTAGAGTTCCATTTCGTCACATCGAACCAGAGCGTTTCCTTCTTATCGCCCCAGCCCACTGATGCGCCCACGGAAAAGCTAACGAAACCTTTTCCGCTTTGCCCTTCCTTATAGACCGCATCCTTGCCGACATTGCCGACGATGGTTGTAATAACTGTCACGCTTCATTCCTTTCTGCATTGCGCTTTTCCCGATTCTGTCGAGCAATCAGGCTGGTGCATTTCGGATTGGTCGCGCCAAGCCTTTGCCCCCTGCCATTGTAAAACTTCCTGCGTGGCGGATTGCCAGTCGCTGACGGATATTGCTGACGCTGAATGCGTCTTACCAAACTGCTCATTATGTCACCTTTCTATAAATGGCTTCTAATTCTGCGACGGTTGCCAAAATCTCAGTAAGAAACCCAATCGCGGCGCTTTCGATCTCCGCAATCAAGTCATTATCCCGATCAACCCGCTGAATGTGCAATTGCATTTCAACCGGCATTCGCGGATCGAAGCTAACGAAGTCGCACCAATCTCTTTCGGTGCAGGCCATCTGCCATTGCATCTGCTTGATGTATTTGTCGGGGATCTCGCCGCCGCGCAGTGTGGTGATGTGCGTTGCGGTATTCGGACACTTTATCTCGACCAGTCCATCATCGCCCACAAAGCCATCAGGAGACGCGCCAGACCATGCCAGGCGGGGATGCAGAACGAATGGGGCTTCGATAACCTCAACGTCCTGCATGAAGCCGTAGGCGGCTCTAGCGGCTGCTTCTGTGTCTATGCCATGCTGCATCGCTGCGCTTGTGAATCCAGATTCCGCAACACCTGTCAGGCGCTCTGCAATAAGCTGGGCGGCATAGTTTGCCCTAGACGCGCCCCATCCTTTCTGGGTGCGCGCCATCATATCGGCAATGCGTGAAGCGGTAAG